CGGGCGCAACAGGCGGCAGTGGTGTCTCAGGATACTCAGGCTTTAGCGGGAATAATCCCGGCTCAAGCGGATACTCAGGTTATTCGGGACAGAGTGGATATTCGGGATTCAGTGGGTTTTCAGGTGCAAGTGGCACAGGCCCAACTGGACTAAGTGGTTTCTCAGGTTTTAGCGGCGTGGCCGTGTCGGGATTTTCAGGATTCAGCGGAAAGTCCGGTTATTCAGGTTTTAGTAGCACTTCGGGATACTCGGGTTTCACAGGCATCTCCGGTTATTCGGGCAATGCGTCCGGCTATTCGGGCTTTAGTGGCGCAAGTGGTGCGAATCCGGGTGCAAGTGGGTACTCAGGATACAGCGGAACGTCAGGGTTTAGTGGATTCAGTGGGTTAGGTCTCAGTGGATTCAGCGGGTTCTCGGGGGTAGGAACGTCGGGCTATTCGGGATTCACGGGCGCGTCAGGCGCGAGTGGAATCTCAGGATGGTCAGGACGAAGTGGGTGGTCAGGATGGTCGGGCTTCTCAGGACAAAGCGGATTCTCGGGTAATAAGCCGGGAGCGAGTGGATATTCAGGCTTCAGCGGGCCAGCGGGGTCGGGTTCGAGTGGATTCTCAGGCTTTTCTGGTTACAGCGGCCTTGATGGGGGCACAGCAGCGAGCGGGTTCAGTGGTTTTTCAGGCAAGTCGGGATTCTCGGGATTCACAGGAGTTTCAGGGTACAGTGGTTTCACAGGTGTTAGCGGGTATTCCGGCCTCAGTGGGCCAAGCGGTTATTCAGGCTACACCGGAGTCTCGGGCTACTCGGGCTTTTCTGCCTTCTCTGGATTCTCAGGCGCACAGCCCACGGATGCAACTTTCAATAATCAGACAGGCACGACTTATACCTTGCAGCAATCCGATGACGGCAAAGTTGTAACGCTTTCCAATGGTTCAGCAATCACGGTAACGATACCAAGTGGTCTAACGGTGGGCTTCAATACCATGTGTATCCAGATTGGTGCAGGACAAGTCTCATTTACTACGTCAAGCACCACGCTTCATAATCGACAATCACAGACCAAGATTGCGGGTCAGTGGGGAGCGGTAACTCTGATTTCGCATGTAACTGATGTTTATGTATTAGCGGGAGATACTGGAACTTAGTGATAATTACTCGTCCGCCGACAAGTGGAATCATTGGCCCTGTTACTACGCTTGTCCCTAATACAATCCCGAACATTTGGGCATGGGGCGAACCTTCTCGATTAGGTCTTAACGATACCGATCCAATTTCCACGCTGACAGACTTAACAGGCAACGGACGGAATTGGACGGCGGTAACAACTGAACGCCCGCTCTACAAGGTCAACATCTTTAACGGTAGCACCATTGGGGCGGCGTTACTGGATGGCGACAATGACAACTTCGCGGTTCCTAACGCTTCAGCCCTGACTGCAATTCACATGTTTCAAGTGGTGCAGTTAAGCGCTGATCCTCCCATCAACACGGCTGAGACAGGGTTTCATACATGGACAGGGGATGGCGCAAATAATGCTCACTATCCATTTACTGACGGTGTGATCTATGACTCGTTTGCCTCGACCGCACGTAAGACAACCGCCGACCCCGGCAACATGGCAGTGGCCCATGTCTATGACGTGTTTAGTGGTTCAGCTAACTGGCGCAATCGTTTTAATGGCACCACAATCACGAGCACGGGCACTAACACAGTTAGCATTCCGTCAAGTGGCAAGTGGGGACAGAATTTTAACGCCGATAATATGCACGGTTACATGGGTGGCATCTATATCTTCAGCGCGGAAGTCACGGGCACAGATCGCACAACCTTAATCAACTATATCAACAGTCGGTTTGGAACTTCATCGACCTAATTTATGATCCCAACAGTAAGTATCGTCATCCCAACTTTCAGCCGTACCGACAAATTGCGCGATTGTTTGCGCTCCATCGTAAATTTCACAAACCCTGAGAATGTCACTGTAGTAGTTGTCGCCAACGGCGCGTCTGAAGAAACTCGAATCGTATTCAACGAGTTTTATGGTACATGGCAAGGTGATGCGAAACTACTTTGGTTCGATGAGCCAATGGGTTACCCACGTCCCGTCAACGAAGGCATCAGAGCCACTGACTCAGACTTTGTAGTGCTCTTGAACGATGATGCGGAGTTCCTGCCACAACCGAAGAATGAGTGGATGGGCATTTTGTTAGACCCGATGTTGGCTGATGAGTTAATTGGACTGACTGGCCCACTTGAGCAGCTAGACGAGAACTCCGGTGAGATGTTTCTTATTTTCTTCTGCGTAATGATTCGCCGCGAAGTCTTTAACAGCATAGGAATGTTGGATGAGACATTCAAATACTTCGGAGAAGATACAGACCTCTCGATTCGTGCTCGCAGAGTAGGATGGAAAGTTGTGCGGGTGCCGGAAGCGTATCCTACTGAACTAAAACCTCTTGACCCCGCAACGACCACGATTGAAGCATGGAAGCACGATAAGGTTCACACGGGAAACTTTGGCATCTGGCATGACGCAGAAAGCACGATAGGACGTTTACCTGACAGCGAAGAAGTGTTGAGAGAGAGCAGGGCAATACTACGAGAAAGGTATGGCAAGAAGGAAGTGAATACTCCCACAGATGGTTGTGTAAAATGCGGTGGCCCAACGTATGACGGTGTGTGTCTTGGCACTGAGGGCAAGTTGAATTGTGATGGTGTCTATGTGTGGCGAGCATCCTTGATTGATGGTTGGTTTGGTGTCGATGAAGGCGCATGGTTGGCCCGACAAGTTAAAGCACTGCCGCCGAACTCAAAAGTTTTAAGTGTGGGCGCGTGGCATGGACGCAGTTCGCGCTTCATTGCCGATAATCTCTCTGAGGGTAGTCAACTTTGGGACATTGATACTTGGAACGGATCGTCGGGTGAACCTGACGCGCATCTCTCAGCGGCTCAACGAGAAGGTGATCACGCATACAGTTGGTACTACTGCAATTTGCACGAACACATTGCAGCGGGTCGTGTAGTGTCGATGCGAATCCACTCAGCCAACGGCGCAGAAACCTTAAGTCATTTGATTGGTAAGGGTGAGATGCAGAAATTCAATCTCATCTTCATCGACGGCGATCATTCTGAGGAAGGTATAAAGACCGACATTGCTGCGTGGTTGCCGCTCTTAAAAGAAGGTGGCCTAATTTGCGGTCACGATTACTACAAAGAGAACGAAGGCCCGTATTGGGTGTTTGTTCGTGAGCACGTTGAAAAGACATTTCCCAATGTTCAGAAGGTAGCAACAAGCATTTGGTACACGCGACCCGAAGTAACAAAGCCAAAGGTGATTGACTGTTTCCCGTTCAATGATGAGTTGGACTTATTGGAGTTGCGACTGAACGAGTTGGATGAAGTAGTAGATCGTTGGGTGATTGTTGAGGCTGACCTAACTCACGCGGGGAAGCCTAAAATTCTTCACTTTAACAATTCGCTTCATACTCAACCTGAGAGATGGGCGCGATGGAAAGATCGGATCACTCATGTTTTGGATGATAAGTTTGAAATCGATGGTTACGGTGCTGGCCCTGACCTTCATTGGGCTATAGAGCGCCATCAGCGTGACATGCTCATGGATGGTCTTACCGATTGCGCCGACAACGACATTATTCTTATCTCCGACGTAGATGAGATTCCCCGCGCTGAAGCCTTGAAAGAGTACGACATCTCGCGTGGTCTATGTGCGCTGGAAATGAAACTCTATTACGGTTCAATGAATTGTGAAGGGCTTGAGCCGTGGACGTGGACTCGCATTTTACCGTACTCACTTCTGAAAACTATGTCACCGTGCATAGTCCGATATAATTGGGGCTTTGATAAACCAAACTACGACTTCACGATTCCGAATGCGGGTTGGCACTTCTCGTTCATGGGAGGGCCGGATGAATGGGTAAAGAAACTCGAAGCCACTCCACATCAGGAATACAACAAGCCTGAGTTCAAGAATAAAGAACTAATGAAAGAGCGAGTTACGCAAGGGCTTGACTTACTCGGGCGGGACATTCCATATCATATTGTTGAAGTTGACCAGACATTCCCTAAATTTGTTCAAGAGAACAGAAAGAGATTTGAGGAGAATCAGTTCATTATGCACCCTGAAGCCAACTGGTTCGTCGGCCAAGTAAAGAAGGACTTCCCTGAATTTTTTACTAACGTCAAGGTCTTGGAGTGTGGCTCACTCGACATTAACGGTTCCGTGAGACAGTTCTTTACTGACTGTGACTATGAGGGGATAGACATCTCTGAAGGTAACGGAGTGGATCGCGTCGTACTCGCGCACCAGTTCTTACGTCCTGAAGCCTATGACGTAGTTATCAGTAGCGAGATGTTGGAGCACGACAAGTTCTGGTTTACGTCGCTGAAGCAGATGTATGCAAACCTCAAGGCGGGAGGTTTGATGGTGGTAACGTGTGCGGGGCCAAAGCGACCGGAGCACGGGACTACTAAGACAGACACGTATTCAAGTCCGTTTACTACTGACTACTATCGGAACATCAGTGCGGAAGATTTACAGAATGCGTTGCCCGCAGAATTGTGGGATGACGCTGAGTGGGGCTATGGACGTGGTGGCGAAGATTTGTACTTCAGAGGAATCAAGTTGGGTAAGCCCGCGCCACCGCCGTTCTACATGGAGGTGCCCGTTGAGGTTAAAGACGGAAAGGTAGAGGTGCCTTCGATTACGATTCCACCTGCTAACGTTCTCGATTTCAAGCAGCCCGACACGTTAGCGCGAAAGAAGCATTGGACAGTGACCGCCGAAGTCTGCACGAAAGACCGTTACACAACCACACTCCCACTGACTCTGAGCGCAATCATCAATCAGACTCATAAGCCCGACAAGTTAGTAATCTACGACGACAGTGAGAACAGAATCGAACCCGAACAACTCTCACAGACTTCACCGTTCGACAACCTTCTCAAACTAGCGAGTGACAAGAAGATTGAGTGGGTACTGAACACGACGCCTCGGAAGGGCCAAGTAACGAATCATCAGCACATGTTGGACAATGCAGATACAGACTTTGTGTGGCGAGTTGACGATGATGAAATTCCCGAAGCGAACTGCCTAGAAGTGCTGTTGAACACAGTGAGGGATGCGGGGCCACATGCGGGTGATTGGATGGAGAAGGTTGGGGCGGTAGGTGGGTTAGTTCACCATCCAAGCCAAGTAAGTCCATTACCCGCAATGGGTGTCGATGGTTCACTTGGAGATGTAGCGAAAGGATTAAATCTACAATGGTTTCAATGGAATGGTTCGGTGAGGGAGACGCAACACCTGTATTCGACGTTCTTGTATTCCGTGGCTGCGGCGAAGGATGCGGGGGGCTATCCCCGCGACCTGTCAAGCGTGGGCCATCGGGAAGAAACGATTTTCTCTCATCAACTAGTGCGAGCGGGATACAAAGTTCTAGTGACTCCGTACACCAAGACATATCACTTGAGAGAAGCGACGGGGGGAATCCGAAGCTATAGTGATGGTCAACTTTGGGAGCAAGATGAGCAAGTGTTTCAGCGTTATTTGCGAGCATGGAATATTAAGTTAGACGAAACGAAGTTAGCGGTTTTAGACTGCGGGCTTGGTGATACACTATGTTTCAAGGCGGTGTTTGATGAATTGCAGCGTAAGAACTACCGCAAATGGGTCTTAGCAGTCTGTTTTCCGGAAGTCTTTAAGGGAGTTGATGATGTAACGATTATTTCAATTGCCGATGCCAAGCTACTTGTAGGTAATCGTTATGATGAATACTCATTATATAAGTGGTGTTGGGATCGGGGGTGGAACAAATCAATAGTGGATGCCATGCATGAATACTACGCTTGATTCTCCCGCCATATATGGAATCATCAATAGAACCAATGGAAAGTTGTATGTTGGTTCTGCGATAAATGTGAGGCTCCGCGTGCGTCAACACTTTCTTAGACTTCGGGCTAATGCTCACATCAGTAAACATCTTCAAAGTGCATATAATCTATATGGAGAGGGTGCTTTTGGCGTGGTAGTTTTAGAAATGGTTGACGATCCGTTTCAATTAATTCCTCGTGAGCAGTATTACATTGATTTGTTTCATCCACTAGGCGAGAACGGTTACAACACTTCTCCTACTGCTGGCTCAACGCTAGGAATTAAGCGGCCTCCGTTTTCTGATGAGTGGCGGCAAAAGTTGAGTGATGCGTTCAAAGGAGAAAAGAATTACTTCTATGGCAAGACTCATTCGGATGAAGCCAAGCAATTAATTAGTCAGAAAACAAAGGATCGCATGGCTGACCCGACTAAGAACTATTTTTACGGGAAACGGTTCATGGGCGAGCAGAACTATATGTTTGGTAGGACACATACGCCTGAAGCGCGAGCCAAAATAGGAGCCGTTAATAAAGGGAAGAAATTTTCGATAGAAGTGCGTCGTCGAATGTCGGAGTCTCGTAAGGGTAGACCCAAGACAGGAAAGCCTGTGGATCAGTTAAGTAGCAACGGGGAATTTATTGCAACATACAAATCAATCTCACTGGCTGCACAATCTGTAGAAACAACTGCTTGGATGATTAGTCTCGTATTGAGGGGTAAGAATAAAACCGCAAAAGGATTTGCTTGGAGGTACGCAAATTGAGGGTCGTAATCGCATGTTGGGCCGCACGAATGCCGAATGGGGCACGAAACGCCAAGAATTTTAATAAATGGCCCGAACTTGTAGCCATGTTGAACGCCGAGGGTCACGAAGTAATTCAAGTGGCGGGGCA